ATTAATGCCGTTAACTGAATCCCATACCGGCCCATCCCCCTCACTTCCGAATGGCTGGAGCGGTGCGGGTTTAAGGACGGCGAAATAAGGCCATCATATAAATTGCACATGGGTGTCAGGCCTTATGAAGCCGCAACACAGGGCATATTCCTTGGTGAATGGGCTGTGACATTGGTCGATGCTATACCGCATCAGTTAGGTAATACTATCCGGTACCTCCATCAGCTCCAAAACCTATACTTTGCCCTGACTGGTGAAGAGCTAAAAATTGAGTTATGATAAATATAGACGAACTGCCAACTACAATGCCGGGCACCATGAAAGACCAGTTATTAGCCTTGGCTCCTTTTATGACTGATCGCAAATTAAAAATGAATGGTGGTTTTGTTGTTGACATGAAGATTCCTATAGAATCGTTTTTGACATTCGATATTAATCATGAAGCTTTAGCGGAATACAATATGTCTATAATCGTTCATGTGGATGCCCCTGAGCCCGCTTTTGATGGAAGAATAATAAGGCACGCAAGATATGCCGAGGCTACATTAACCTATAAATAAATGTCATTAACACCACAAACATACTACCGATCAGAAGCAGCGAAGCGATTAGCCGAGCGTGTTGCATCAGGTGAAGGGCTCAATTCTCTCGATGTAACGGTGAATATTGATACCATCCTGCCCAATCGTGACGAGGAAGTGATTAACCAAGTGCAACAAGCTATTGAAGAAAACTGTAATTTTGTTTTGTACTTAGACAAAAATCATTACATAATAATAATTCCTTGTAAATTAGCAGTAGCATGTTACGTTGATGGAGTGCAGCAAACATTGGAGCAGATGAGCGACATGCAGCAATTCCAGAATAGAGTAAAGATAGCATTCACAGTGTATGGCAAGTTCTACCGAATTGATAGATGTGTCGAAAGTGGAAGAAATGGTAATGAATCGCTTCCCGCTGATACCAACAGAGAAAACCTGTCAGACAGAAAAGAGGGAACGCAACAGAGCCAGGCAGGCATACCGTGATAAGCTATATGCTCAGTACAAGGAACAACAGAGTCAATGTCAAACCAAAGGGAATATATAACACTTAATTGTTGCAACTGTGGGCGCCATCTGGCCGAAAAGAAAGTGTCGAATGAAGGCAAGCAGTGGGGTGGGATAAAGATCACTTGCCACACTTGTAAGACAGTTAACGTGTTTGAAACAGAGAATAAAGTAAATACTGAGCCTTACGGCGAGCGGCAGAGATACACGAGAAAGAGCGCATAAGGACTAAAAACATATTGGCGACCAAATAAAGCCCGGTCAAAATATTAAGGGGCAATTCAACAGATAAAAATGTTGGGTTGCCCCTTTCGCATTTTAACACTTTTCGGAACGTGACAGCAAAAGAGCGTCAAGCATACAGTCAGGATTATATCAACCATCTGAACAGGCTGGAAAGGAAATATACCCGGCGCATATTCAACGCTCTTGCATCACAGGTTCAGCAGTTTATTAACGACATGGAATCCTACGGGTTACCGACAGCGCAAAACAGGTTGCTCGTAACGATAGGCAATGACGAGATTACAAGTGTGCTGCAGGACCTGCATAAAGAATCAGCGCTCTATTTCGGTAAGAAGGCTTACTACGAGATACGTCGAAGTGCAAGAAAGAAGATTGAGAAAGCCGGCTTTGGGTTGTCGGAAGAATGGCTGCAGGCCATCATTGACTTTTTTAACCGTGAGTATTTCGCCCTGGTGCAGCAGATAAGCGACACCACCCGGGATGTAATCTTAAATGTTCTTTCAAAGGCGGCAGAAGAAGGATGGTCTAATGACACCATTGTAAAGCAATTAAAGGCGCCGGAGATCAACGCTTCACGTGCCAGACTAATTGCCCGCACTGAACTAAATAAGGGCGCATACTTCGGCCGCAAGTTGGCTACTGATGACAGTGAGTGGGAAACAGAAAAGGAGTGGGTAGCAGCCAACGATCACCGCACGAGACATTCACACCGGGCAGTAGATGGTGATGTGATAGATGTAGATGGAAAGTTTGCCGTATCGACGCCAAAGGGTGGAACCGATTACATGTTAGGCCCAGGTGATCCAACAGCAAGTGCGGCAAACGTTTGCAATTGTCGTTGCGTGACAGCCGTAAGGGCTAAGCGAGACGAAAACGGCCGACTGATACCGAAGGCCAGAGTAATACCAATAAGGCCAGGGAGCCTATCACAAACAGGATAATAACAACACAAATACAATGATTACAAAAGCGATTGACCTAAGTGTAAAAGATATCGACCTCGCAAAACGTGAGGCGGTTATTGCTTTTGCTACATATAAATCTTTAGACCTCGATGGCGATAGGTCTAACCGTGGCATGTTTGATAAGTCATGGCGTGAGAACCAAGGCATAGTGCGTTATTTTCTCAACCATAAAAAGGAGCAGGCACCAGGAAAGGTAGAACAGTTGTGGGATGATGACAGCCATGCTTACGCCAGGGTGAAACATGGGACTCATACACTGGGCGATGATGTACTGAAACAACTTGATGAGGGTATTATAGTTGCCGCATCGTTTGGCTTTGACCCTGTGAAATTTAAAGATATTAAAGGCAAAGGCAAAGACTTTACCGAGGTGAAGCACTACGAAGTATCTGCGCTCACTCACTGGGGGGCGCACACCGAGAGTGGCCCGGTAGCAGTACGTAAATCACTCAGCCCGGAAATGAATTTTCGCCTGAAGTCACTCAGTCAAACTGAACAGGATTTGCTTACACTGTTGATCAATAACGGAATGAATAGTATACAGGCTGCCGTTGAAGTGGCTACCCAACTTGACCCTGATTCAGACCTGTACACATTTGTAATGTGGTTTATCTCACGTCATGCTGATATAATCGGCGGGCTGAGATCTGAGCTCCGTTATGGGCTCAAAGAAAAAATGGATAATCAGATATCCAAAATGCAAAAGTTCATCAGAAATACGGACGCATCTGATGAGTGTATAAAGTCCGTTCAATCTTCGCTTAATATTCTCCTAAATAAAAGTTCTGATACCGCTATATCCACTGACACTTCGCTCAGGAAGTGCCCGAAATGCGCAACATACTCTTCGGGTATAACTGACGATTTAGGTAACACTAAATGCGCAGAGTGTAACCACCTTTTAACAAAAGGCAGTCAGCCGGAAGCCAGCAGAAATAAGGATGAGTTAAGACGCAAACTGTTGCAGTTAAAAGCCAAAATGGTTTTGACAGGCGACGATTAAACCATCATTTAAAACTTATTTCACATGGCTGAAGAATTAGAACTCCTTGAAAGTCTTGTAACAGACTTTGAAGGGTTCAAAACAAAAAGCAAAAAAGAGCGGGAAGAACTCGTTCAGCAGGTTAAAGACCTGGCTGGTAAAGACTTTAAAGAACTGAAAGAGCAGGCCGAAAAGGATAATAAAGAGCTCCGCGAAATGGTTGAAAAAGCCAACACCGAAATCGCCGCCAAAGGCGCAACTGTTCAGCAGTTGATGGATGAGGTGGAAGAGTTCAAAAAGAAGAAAGGCCGCTTCACCGTTGAAGCTGCTGAAAATGGCGAATCCACTGTGTCGTTACTGAAAGAAGCATGGAAAGCCAATGCTGCCCAACTGGAAGTACAGGCTAAGAAGCCAAAGAGCCAGATGGAGTTTGAATTGAAAGACGCCGGCACAATGACCGCCTCAGCTAACCTGACCGGTAACGTGGTAGCCTCTTATGCTGCCCAGCCTGCACTTCGCGGTCGTCGTAAGCTTCACATCCGCGACCTGATTGATGTAATTCCTTCAGGTACTGGTGTATGGAAGTTCTACCGCCAAAACACACCTGTTGGTGAGGGTTCATTCCAATCTCAAACAACTCATGGTGCGCTGAAGTCTCAGCTTGACTATGACATGACCGAGGTTACCATTACCGTTGACTTCTTAGCCGGCTTTGTTCGCATCGCCAAACAGATGCTTGCTGATCTTCCGTTCATGCAGTCCTTTGTCAGCAATGAGCTGGTAGAAGATTATCTGCGTGCAGAAGATAACAAGTTCTTCGGTCAGATATACTCAGGTGCTACCGGCAACTCCACGTCATCATCTACAGTATCTGTAGAAAAGGTGATCGACTACATTGCCAACCTGGGTGAGAATGATTACGAAGCCAATGGCGCGGTAGTTACCCATGCCGTATGGGCGAAGATCCTCAAAACAAAGCCAAACGATTATTCATTACCTGGTGGTAATGCAGTAACTGTTGATGGTAATGGTAACGTTACTATCGTGGGTGTTCCCATCCTTCGTACAAACGAATCAAACATTGGCGCTAACAGAATCCTGATAGGAGATTGGACAAAAGCCAAGGTCATTCAATCGGAAGGGTTGTCGGTGAATATCTACGAGCAGGATAGCGACAACGTCCAGAGGAATCTTGTGACCGTAAAAGCAGAAGCAAGAGTCGCGCTTGCATTATTAAGACCCGATGCCTTCATCTGGGGAACAGCTGGAACAACCTAGTCGTTGCCGTTAGTAAGTATATTGTTAAATACGAATCCCGGGCTTTAACACCCGGGATTCTTTGTTATATACGCAGTGTATAAACAATTATTGACTTATGTCAAGTTATTTTAGTATTAGATAATTTTGTTTGGTGGTACAAAAAAGAACCACTATCTTTGTTTTAACAAAACGCTCAGATATGAAAAAGTCGATATCATTTCAAGCTATAGAAACATCAGGAACGCGACTGTTGTCTACTTATTACTGGAATGGTCACGAGTTTATTACAGCCTGTAAGGTTACATTTCCTGAAGAGGTTATTATGTCTCAATTTGAGAAAGCAAAAGCCGCCCTCACAGGCTTTGTCGCATTGTGCCCTGATAAATATAATTTCGGAATAAAATAAATTAGGCTACAGCCCTAGTTAACACAATCAAAAAACGTTTATGAAAATATTTAACATTAGCATAGCAAGTGTACTTACAGCCTTAATAGGCGGGGGAGTTTGTGGTTTAATTGCTTACATTAACCCAGTCTTAGGATTAGCCAGCCTCCCTATCGCTGCTTTAATCGGCAAAGCTGGCGCCTGTATAACTAAAGGTTTAATTAAATGAAGAACCCATGGCAATTTATAAAAGCCGACCAGTTTTTTCCTGTATACTGCCCAGATATTAAAGATTATAAACGTAAGATTAGTGGTCGTAATGGCCGTGGAAACCCAATTGAGTTTTCGCCGCCCGAACAAAAGCAGATTAATGCCGGTCTTAAGCAATTATTTAAAGACATTAGGAAGAGATAGCAGAAATTGCGATGTTATCGAGCCAGTACAATCTATGTACTGGCTTTATTTTTTGTAAGTGTTATTACTCCCATTTTACAGGTCATTTACATTCCCGTCCTTTGTAGCTGTAATCCGTTCACGTTACTTGGGAGGCGCGAACGGCTTTTAAGAAGTCAAATGCCGGCAAATCATTTCCCAAGAATGAGGCGCCGGTTTTTTGTTTGTATGCATTGGTCATTTAATTGTAAGGGTGAGCCATATAAAACGTATGGTGTTGAAGATTGGGATATCCCCGGTCAGGCTTTTTTCACGAGCAACGGTGACTTAGTATCTGAAAAAGCAACCGGCTTTAAAATCCATCCTTTTCAGCCAATTAACACATCGGTATTTGAAGAAGCGGAGGTGATCAATGACTAACTGGCAATTCTTCGACCGCATCACATGCCTCACCCTCGGTGGCGACGAATGGACTATTGCAGAGGCCGAGTTCAACGCTGTAGGGCTGAAGGCAAAACCATTCCAGGCTATACCATCAATTGGCCCCCATCAGTCGTTTAATCTGTCCACTTATGCCATCCTGCAGGAGTTTTACGACAGCAAAGATCATACACTGTTATTCCTGGAAGATGATTGTGAGTTCCGTAACCTGCATTTGCTGCCAGCCGTGCTGAAAGAACTACCGAAGGACTTTGATATATTTTACCTAGGTGCGAATATCAGGGATGAGAAGCCACAGAGAGTAAGTCAACATATATACCGGGTTACAGACTGCTGGACAACTCACGCGGTAGTGTATCGCAAGCCGATTGTGAAGTTTATTCTGGATAATCATCCTGGTGAGAGTGAAATGATGGCAGATAATTGGCTGGGTAGTATACTACCCAACTGGAAAGCCTACGTGTGCAAGCCCTTCCTTGCTTACCAGCGGCCCCGTAGGTCCGCTATCTGGAACGAGGTGGTGAACTATGAGGAAATATTTAAGAACAGTCAAATGAAACTTGTATGATAAAATGGCTATTGCTTCTATTGCCCTTTTCTGTTTATGCCCAGATACCAGACCCAAAGCCCGGCACTTATGTAAACGACCTCGCTGATATACTTACCGATTATCAGGAAGGCAAGATCAATGAACAGGTTCATGAACTGGAAAAGAAGTACAGCGTACAACTTGCAATAGTGCTGATAGGAACCCTGCCTGATAATTACCAGATAGAAGACTATGCTCGTGAAATAGGCCGTAAATGGCATGTTGGCAATGCAAGGAATGGGTTGGTGTATGTGGCGGCTATTGACCAGCGAAAGCAACGCCTTGAGGTAGCGGCGAACCTAGAAGGATTGATACCTGATGCAAGGGCCCTACACTTAACCGATAATATCAAACCATTCTTCCGAAACAAAGATTATGCAGGTGGCCTGCTCAATATGGTGAAAGAGATTGACGACCTGGTGAATCCTGAAGCTCAGGAGCAAAGAAAGCTGGCCGAAGCTGAATTGCAAAAGAAAGCCGATAAAGCATTTTCTGGATTCGTTACCGTAATCCTGTGGTTGTCCGGAATAGGGGCTTTAATTCTGTTAATAATTTGGAGAAAAAATAAAAGGAGAAAAAAGGAAGAACCAAAAGAACCCGTTTATACACCCTCCTTAATTAATAGCCGATATTCTGGTACGTCAAATTATGTGGCGCCGATAATTGTGAACAATGAAAATAACTATTCGCCTGGATATACCAAACGGGATGATGATTATAGTTCGGGGTATAGTAGCAGATCATCAGATAGTAGTTCGTCTAGTAGTTCAGACTATGGCAATTGGGGTAGTGGCAGCAGTGATAGTAGTTCGTCTTATGATTCTGGTTATTCAGGAGGCGGTTCATCAAATGATTGGTAAATCTTAAGAAACCGGCCCGGATGGGCGAAATAATATGAAACGAACATTCACTGTAGAAACGGCAATGCCAGATTGTAATGGAGATATTATACTTCTCGATGGGGTACATATACCAAACAGGGTTCCCGTTACACACAATTTTCGTTCGCATGAGCAAATTGGTATTGCTACCGTGACAAAAGAGGGTGATAAGCTAGTTGCAGTTGCTGATCTTGAGGACAAGCACCTTGATCTTTACCCGGCCATTGGTTTCTCAGTAGTTAAATACAGAACGATTGATACAGGTAAGGTATATGAAGAGGTAGACTTACAATGGATTGGGCTATGTGAAAAAGAGAACCTGAACCCTGACATCAAAACAATACGCGAACAACAAAACGACCAATGACCCGCCTCATTACATACGCTGACGATAACATGACCATGGCCGCTGAGATATGCCACTA